GGCCTGTGTACCGATTGGCCAGTCATGCTCGTATGACCGCGAAATAGCCGGAAATGTAGAGAGTTGACATAACATAGTGGCAGGTAGACGACCAAAGCCGACAGTTGTGAAGCAGTTAGCGGGGAATCCTGGGAAGCGACCGCTGAACGTTGCGGAACCCAAGCCACCGCCCAGTTCGGGGCGGGCGCCGCGTGGGTTGGGGATGGAGGCGGCGCGGTTCTGGCGGAAGTATGCGCCGGTGCTGGCGGAGCTGGGAGTGCTGACGCAGGTGGATGAGCCGGCCCTCCAGATGGCAAGCGAGCACTTCGAGGTGGCGCTGCGGGCTGCGCGGCAATTGCACGATGAGGAGTTGACGGTCGAAGGGCGGGAAGGGCCGCGCAAGAATCCGCTGGCGCAGATCCTGCGGGACAACTCGGGAGCGCTGAAGGGCTGGCTGGTGGAGCTGGGGATGACGCCGGCTAGCCGGTCGAAGATCAGCATGGAGGGGGAGCAGCCGTCGTTGCTGGACGAGTTCTTCGCGCGGGTAATGGGGGTGGAGACCACCGGGGATCCGCTCGAGGAGATGCGCGCCGGGGACGCCGCGGAGGTCCGGGTCGAGATGCCAGGAACCGAGCAGGATGCTGAGGATGAGTGATGGCGGGAATTAGGCATCCGGTAGTGGGGTATTGTCGGGGGGTGCTGGATGGGAGTGTGCCGGCCTCTTCCATGACCCGGGCGGCAGTGAAACGCCATCTGCTAGACCTGGAGCACGGGCGGCGGCGCGGTTTGCACTTTGACAGGGCGGCAGCCGAGCACGCGGTGCAGTTCTTCGGGCTGCTGAAGCATAGCAAGGGGGAATGGGCCGGGCAGCGATTCGATCCGGCGCCCTGGCAGAAGTTCATCCTGTGGAGCCTCTTCGGGTGGAAGCGGGCGGATGGACTGAGACGCTTCAGGACGGCGTTCATCGAGGTGCCGCGTAAGAACGGCAAGAGCACGCTGAGCGCGGGGATCGGACTGTACCTGATGACGGCGGACGGGGAGCCGGGGGCGGAAGTGTATTCGGCAGCCACCAAGCGCGACCAGGCCAAGATCACCTGGGAGGAGGCGGTGCGGATGGTGGACGCCTCGCCGGCGCTCGGGGCGATGATCCGGCACTGGCGAGCGAGCGATACGCTGCTGATGGAGGCCACCCGCTCGAAGTTCGTGCCCCTGGGGGCGGACGCCGATACGATGGACGGCCTCAACGTGCACGGGGCGATTGTCGACGAGCTGCACGCCCACCGCACGAGCGCCGTTGTGGACGTGCTGGACACGGCGACGGGCGCCCGGCGCCAGCCGATGACCTTTGAGATCACGACGGCGGGATTCGACCGGGAGAGTATCTGTTATCAGCATTACGTTTACTCACGGCAGATCTTGACACATGCGGTGCAGGATGATTCGTGGTTCGCCTTCATCGCCGAACTGGATGAAAGCGAATCATGGTTGGACGAGGTGGCCTGGGCCAAGGCCAATCCGAATTTAAATGTGAGCGTCAAGTTGGACGATCTCCAGCGCAAGGCGGAGAAGGCCAAGGTGATGCCGGCGGCGCAGAACGGGTTTCTACGCCTACACCTGGATGTCTGGACGCAGCAGAGCGACCGCTGGATCGACCTGGATTTGTGGGAGGAGAACTTCCGGGGCGCGGTGACGGCGGAGAGCCTGGCGGGACGTGCAGGCTATGGCGGGTTAGATCTTTCGGCGGTGGCGGATCTGACGGCCTGGGTGCTGGCCTTCCCCCGCGACGACGGCAGCGAGATCATCGACCTGTGGTGCCGGTTCTGGTGCCCCGAGAGCCGGCTGACGGACAGCTCGAACCGCTATGCCGAGCAATACCAGGCATGGGCCATGGCTGGCTTCCTGACGGTGACGCCAGGGAACGCCATAGATTATGCCCAGGTCAAGGCCGACGTGCTGGCCGATGCCAGCCACTTCCGGGTCATCGACGTGAACGTGGACCGGCTCTTCCAGGGCTACTCGCTGAGCATGGAACTGCAGGATGAGGGTATGGCGGTGCTGGGGATGGGACAGGGTTTCCTGAGCATGGCCGCGCCGATGAAGACTTTCGAGCGCTTGCTGCTCGAGCGCAAATTGAACCACGGTGGCAACCCGGTGCTGCGCTTCATGGCCGGCAACGTGGCCGTGCGCCAGGACCCGGCGGGCAACCTAAAGCCGGACAAGGCCGAGAGCCAGGGTCGCATTGACGGCATCGTCGCGACGGTCATGGCGTTGGATCGCTGGGAGCGGAACGAGAATGGCCCAAGCGTGTACGAGGAGCGGGATCTCCTGCTGTTGTGACGATGAGAGATTGGGCGGTCAACGTGATGGCGGTCGTAGGGGCGGGGCTGGTGGTCTACGGGCTCGGGTTGGTGGCGCTGCCGCTGGCGTTCATGGCGGGCGGCCTGGCGTTGATCGTGGCGGCGGTGGCGATAGCGAGGGGCGATGAATATCGTAACACTTCTCGGTAGACAAGAGCGGCGGAGCCTGTCCATCGGAGACCTTGATCGGTTCATGGACATGCAGATCGCCGGGCCGTTGTCGGCGACGGGACTGGCGATCAATCCTGAGTCGGCGATGACCTCGGCGGTGGTCTACGCCTGCGTGAACGTGCTGGCCCAAGCGATCGCTTCGCTGCCGCTGTTAGTCTACCGGAGGCTGCCGGACGGGGGCAAGGAGCGGGCTCCAGAGCACCGGCTGTACCCGATCCTGCACGACCAGCCGAACCCGGAGATGACAGCCTACGAGTTTCGGGCCTGCCTGGTCGGACACATGGCGCTGTGGGGCAATGCCTACGCCGAAATTGAACGCAGCGATGCGGGGATCAACGCCTTATGGCCACTGCGGCCGGATCGCATGACGCCCGGACGGGATGACGGCGGGAACCTGATCTACAACTACCGGATGCCCAATGGTCAGCCCAAGCAATTCCAATTCGAGCAAATCATGCACTGGCGGGGGCTGTCGGGCAACGGGATCATCGGCTACTCGCCGATCGCGCACGCGGCCGAGGCGGTGGGGGTGGACCTGGCGACGCGCCAGTACGGGGCGCGTTTCTTCGGCAACGATTCGCGGCCCGGGGGTATCCTGGTGCATCCGAAGACATTGACCGACGCCGCAGCGAACCGACTCAAGGATCGCTGGGAGCAGGCGCACAAGGGGCTGACGAACTCGCAACGCGTGGCGGTGCTCGAGGAAGGCATTACCTGGACGCAGATCGGCATCCCCCCGGAAGAGGCGCAGTTCCTGGAGACGCGCAGATACCAGCGGTCGGAGATCGCCGCGCTGTACCGGGTGCCGCTGCACCTGATCAACGATCTGGAACGGGCTACCTTCTCCAATATCGAGCACCAGAGCCTGGAGTTCGTCACGTACACGCTGGTGCCATGGCTGGTGCAGATCGAGCAGGCGATCCGGCGCGACCTGTTTGCGATCAGCGAGGGCAAGCGGACGCATTTCGCCGAGCATCTGGTGGACGGACTGCTGCGGGGGGACATTCAGAGTCGCTATGCGGCCTACAACATCGCCCACATGGGGGGCTGGCTGAGCGCCGACGAGATCCGGGCATTCGAGAACATGAACTCGATCCCGGGCGGGGATGGCCAGGCGTACTGGATGCCGATGAACATGCAGACGGTGGAAAAGGCGCTGGAGCCGCCCAAGCCGGTGCCGGCAGGGTTGGCGCCGTTCGTGAAGCCGGCGCCCGATGAGGGCGAAGACGAAGCCGCTCCCGAAGAGGACGGCGAGGATGGTGAATGATGCCGTGGAAAATCGTAAAGCATGACGGAGAGCCGCCGAAAGAGGGCGGGCCGTGGTGCGTACACAAAGAACATGACGACGGTTCGACGGGTGAGGCCGTGGCCTGTCACGATTCAGAGGAGAAGGCTAAGGCCCACCAAGCCGCGTTGTATGCGAACGTTCCGGAGGCCGAGAGAGCGGCCGGGTCACAGACCCGGCCGGAGCCACATAGGGAGACCCAGCCGGAACCGCGCGTGGGAAGAGCGGTGGGAATAACCAAGGCGCCCCAGGCCGGCGCCAGGGATGGCGTCGAGCGGCGGGACTTCCTGGCGCTGGACGTGGAGTTGCGGGTGGACGGCGAAAGCGGGGCGCCGACGGTGGAGGGTTACGCGGCGGTCTTCGATAGTCCCTCCGAAGTGCTGTTCGAGTGGGATAACGGGCGCTTCCGGGAGAAGGTAGCACGGGGCGCGTTCCTCAAGACGATCCGGGAACAGAATATCCCGCTGCTGGTCGAGCACGCCAATCTACCCCTAGCCACAACGGGATCCGGTACGCTCCTACTCGCCGAAGATGAGTGGGGGCTGCGCTTTTTCAGCATGTTGGAGCCTTCCGATCCGGATGTACAGCGCCTGGTACCCAAGATGCGCCGCGGCGATATGAACAAGACTTCTTTCGGATTCATCCCGATCCGGGATTCATGGGACGCCAAAGCCAAGCCCCGCGTGCGCACGCTGCACGAGGTGCGCCTGGTGGATGTCAGCATCGTGGCACGACCGGCATATCCGGCGACGAGCGCCAAAGTGCGGGCCGAGCTGATGGATGCCGGGATGGATCCCGAGTTGGTGACCGAGTTGTTGGTGCGTTTGCGCCGCGGCCTGCCGTTGGATGACGACGACACGGCCATGATGCAAACGCTCACAAATACGTTCCGAGCCTATCTACCGCAACCGCCTGCCATAACCGCGCCGCTCCCCCAGGAGCACCCGGTTGAGCAGGAGAGGAGCCGCGCGCCGGACAACATTGTCCACCCGCTGGCATGGTATCGGGAGAGGCTGGAACGCGCCGACATGCGACAGTGACGCGGCAACGCGTACAGACAGGACATAAGGAGCAGGATAATGGAACTGGAAAAGATGCGCGAGGAGCGCAAGGACTGGCGAGAGAAGGCCCGGTCTATCGTGGCCGTGGCCGACGATGAGAAGCGCGAGCTGACGGTGGAAGAGCATCGCGCTTTCGAGGATGCGATGCTCCGGCACGATCAAATCGATGCCAGGGTGCAGCGCGAGGAACGCCTGCAGGCGGCAGAGACGGAAGCCAACCGCAGCCATCGCGCACCGACCAAACCGGAGTTAGACGAGACCGATCGCCAGCCCGGACAGCCGGCACGCTTTCGCTCGTTCGGCGAGCAGATGCAGGCCGTGATCCGGGCCAGCCAGCCGGGTGGCTACGTGGACCCGCGGCTGACCAGCCGTGCGGTGTCGGGCATGTCGGAGGGCAGCCCCTCGGATGGTGGCTTCCTGGTGCAGACCGACTTCGCCGCCGAGTTGCTGAAGCGGGTCTACGAGACCGGCCAGGTGGCCAACCGCTGCCGGCGTATCCCGGTGTCCGGGAACGGCCTCAAGATGAACCGCATCGACGAGACCAGCCGGGCGGACGGCTCGCGCTGGGGCGGCGTGCAGGCGTACTGGACCGCCGAGGGCGGTAACAAGAGCGAGAAACAGCCGCACTTCAGCCAGCTCGAGCTGAACCTCAAGAAGCTGACCGGGCTGGCCTATGTGACCGACGAGTTACTGGAAGACGCAGCCGCGCTGGAGAGCGTGCTAACCCAGGCGTTCACCGAGGAGTTCGGGTTCAAACTGGACGACGCCATCATCAACGGAACGGGAGCGGGGATGCCCTTGGGCATTCTGGCCTCTCCGGCGCTGGTGAGCGTAGCCAAGGAAACCGGCCAGCCGGCGGACACCCTGCAACCGGAGAACTTGGTGAAGATGTGGGCGCGCTGCTATGCGCGCTCGCGACTGAACGCGGTGTGGTTCATCAACCAGGATGTCGAGCCGCAACTGTTCACCCTGGCGATCGCCGTAGGCACCGGCGGGGGCACGATCTACATGCCGCCCGGCGGACTCTCAGTGCAGCCGTATGGGACGCTGTTCGGGCGCCCAGTAATCCCCATCGAGCAGTGCCAGACGCTGGGGGATAAGGGCGACGTGATCCTGGCCGACATGTCACAGTACATCCTGATCGACAAGGGCGGCATCCAGTCGGCCTCCTCGATCCACGTCAAGTTCACCAATGACGAGACGACCTTCCGGTTTGTCTACCGCGTCGATGGTGAGCCGATCTGGAGCGGACCGCTGACGCCTTTCACGGGCGCATCCAACACGCTGAGCCCGTTCGTGACGCTCAACGCCAGGGCATAAGGAGGCGGATATGTTCTCCTTACCTGAGAACTGCAAGATCGTCAAGCTCTATGGCGGGGCGACCAATGGCCACGCCTCCGGCACCGACTTCATCTCCTGCAAGAACGCGCATAAGGTCTGGATCGTGGGCTACACATGGGGCACCACGGCTGCGGATTACATCGTCAGCCTACTGGAAGCTACTGACGTGGCAGCCGGCACGCAAGCCGCGGTAACGGCAACCTTCCCGATCTGGAAGTGCATCGCCACAACCTCACTGGATTTGCTGGCGCAACAGTCGGACGCGAACCATCTGGACATCGATCCGAACGGTGTAGACAGTACACTGTTGTTCGTTCTGGAGTGGGATCCGGCCAAGTTCACGCCGGGTTATGACTGCCTGGCAGTGGATGGCACGACCGGCGACGCGGCAGATTACGTCGTGTTTCTGGCCTTCATCCAGGAACGATATCCAAGCCGGGTAGCAACACAATACTCGGCGATCATCGACTGAGGTAGAGGGGGCAGGTGCAAGACCCGCCCCTACGAGAATAAGGGGCGGCAGGCGACTGCCGCCCCGGAGGAGACAAACATGAGCAGTACATTCTCACTTCCTGAGAACTGCAAGATCGTGCAGGCGACGCCGCCAGCGGTGGGAGCGGGTGCGGTCATCACGAGCGACTACATCAGCCTGAAGGATGCGCATAAAGCCTGGATCGTGATCCACTACTACGAGGCGCACAACGGCGCTGCGGTAGTGTATCAGCCGATGAAGGCGACTGCCGTCGCGCCGACCGGGGACACGGCCATCACGACTGCCGTGAAGATCTGGTCGAACCTGGCGGCGGCCACCACCGATCTGTTGGTGGAGCGCACCGCAGCCACGACATATACCGGAAGCGCAACCGGACCGCTGCACAACCTGATCATCTTCGAGATCGACCCCGTGGACCTGGGGCCGACGTACGACTGCATCGGGTTCACGGCGACCACGCCGGCGGCGGGAGACTACATCTCGGCGTTGTTCGTGATCCAGCCGCGCTATGCGAGCCGGGTGTTGACGGCGCCAACGTCGATCACGGATTGATGGTGATCTGGACGAAGTGGACGAAGTGGACGAAGTGGACTGAATAGAAGTCGCCCCTGCTCTGTGCAGGGCAGGGGCGCTCAAAGGAGCGACAACATGCTGCACTCACGGTACATCAACGGAGCCCTGGCATTCTGGGACACCCACCAGTGCCGGATTATCGACGCAGTGGGCGGGAACGTGACGAAGTATGTCAATCACTTCACGCACATGCCATTGGATGACACCACGCGCAACCCGGCGGAATGGAGCTGGGTTTCGGACACGGCGACCGACGCGATCACCCTGCCGGCCAGCTTGACGGGCGGCGTGATGAACATGGCCACGGGGGCAGTGGCCCAGAATGAGACTTATCTGCAACTGGGCGGCGCAGCCTGCGCGACGAACGCACCCTGGATTATCTCGGGAGCAGCAGGCGTGGCCAATACCTATCCGGTGTACTTCGGGATTCGCTGCAAGGCGTTGCAACACGCCAGCGAAGCCTACTTCGTCGGTCTGGCAGGGGAAGGCGCGGCGGCGGCGGACTTCCTGACTGATGCGACCGGGGCGATAGCGGATGACGACTTCGTCGGCTTCAACACGCTCCAGGCGACGCCGGATGCGTGGAACATCACTTGGAAGCACACTGGCGGTGCCGTGCAAGCGGTAACGGCGGTGGCTGTGAACGCCGCCGATTGGCACGTCTTCGAGTTCTACTATGACGGCGGAACTACGGTGACGTTCTTCGTGGACGGCGTGGCAAACGCGACCACAGCGACGACTAGCGCGGCGACCTTCCCGCATGATGCCGAAATGTCGCCGATGCTGGCAGTCAAGACGGTCGGCGGTGCGGCTTCGAGCTTGCAAGTGGACTGGCTGCGGGTCTTCCAGTTCAACTAGACCAGGGCCGATGTAAGGGCGGTTCGTGAACCGCCCTTACCGGGGTAGAGGAGGATTACATGCTACATTCACGATGGATCAACGGCAACCTGGCCTATTGGGAAACGCACCAGTGTCGCATCGTCGATGCGGTGGGGGCGGGCGTGGTCAAGTACCTCAACGACTTCGTGTCCCTATCGCTCGACAACACGACCCGCAATCCGATGGACTGGACGGTGTTCACGGACAGTGGCGCGGACACCATCACTCTGCCGATCAGCTTGCCAGGCGGAGTGATGGAACTGGCTACCGACGCCGGCGACAACAATGAGGTCTATATGCAGCTCGGCGGCGGAACGAGCCTGACCAACGAACCGTTCGTGATCGGTGGGGCCGGCGGCATCGCCAACGCTTCCCCGCTCTACTTCGGGGCCCGGGTCAAGGGGCTGGAACACGCCGACGAGTCGTACTTCGTGGGCATGGCCGAGCGAGGCAGCGCCGCCAACGGCTTCATCGCCGACGGGGCAGCCTCGATCGTCAACAAGGACTTCATCGGCTTCAGCACCGTCTCCGGCACGCCGGACGCCTGGGATGTGACCTGGAAAATCACGGGCGGAGCCGTCCAGGCGACGGCGGTGGCGGTGAATGCGGCAGACTGGCACACCTTCGAATTCTGGTACGACGGCGTGACGACCGTTAGTTTCTGGATTGATGGTGTGCAGAGCGCGACGACTGCCACCACTACGGCGGCCACTTTTCCGGGAGCCGAGGAGATGGCGCCGATTATCGGAGTGAAGACCGGTGAAGCTGTGCTGAAACGGCTACAGGTGGACTGGCTGCGGGTGGTGCAGTTCAGCTAGATCGCATCCCAAACCCCTCCCCAGTCCAGATGTGATAGGGGAGGGGAGAGGATGGCGAAGGAGATGCAGATGTTCTACAAGGTGCTGATGGACGGCGCAGGATTCAAAGCCGGCGAAGTGCTCGATATAGGGGATCCGGAGTATGCGGAGACGGTGCGCCAGCAGCTCAAGGGCGCGCTGGAAGAACTGCCGGCGCCTCCTACAGGGTGGGAGTACACGGAGAGCGATGTCATCGCGCCCGTGGCGCCTCCAGCGGCGGAAGCTGAGCCGGCGCCTACTCCAGTGGTGGAGAAGCCGAAAGCAGCCGTCGAAGAGGTGGACGATCCGGCGCCAGCGCGCCATAAGTGGAGCAAGCCTAAGGGGGCATAGGATGCCAATCGTCGGGACGCCGATCACGGGGACGATCTACGCGTCGGTGGCCGAGCTCAAGGTCCGGGTCGGCATCAGCGATGCCGTGGATGACGTGGTGCTCAACGCAGTGCTGGAGGCGGTAAGCCGGGGCATCGACAACTACTGCGGGAGGCACTTCTATGTGTCGGCTGCGGGGACGGTGCGTTATTACACTCCGGTGAGCCATGACCAGGTTCTGATCGACGACTGCGTGACGCTGACGGCGGTGGCCGGCGACAGCGATGGAGATCGGACCTACGAGGACACCTGGGCGGCGACCGACTATGACCTGCTGCCGGAGAACGCCGCGGCGGACGGGAAACCCTACACGACCATTGCGGTGGCGCAGGATGGGGACTACTCGCTGCCGGTTGGGGTGCGCAGGGGAATGAAGCTGACGGGCACCTGGGGCTGGTCGGCGGTGCCGGACCCGGTGAGTGAGGCGTGTCTGATCCAGGCGGCGCGGGTGTTCAAGCGCAAGGACACGCCCTTCGGAATCTCGGGATCGCCCGAGATGGGCCAGATGCGCATCGGGCGGCTGGACCCGGACGTGTTGTGGCTGTTGGAACCCTACCGCTTCGTGGCGGTGGCATGAAGGAGTGCGATAGTGCGATGGTGCGATAGTGCGATGGTGCGGTAGTGGGGGTGAGTGATGGAGATCACGATCGACGCCAGGGGCATTGAGGCGGCGGCGAAAGAGCTGGATCCCAAGCGGGCCTATGAGGTGCTGATGCGCTGGTATGCGACGGCAACGGTGTATGTGCGCGACGAGATGCGGGCGCGGGCGCCGAGCTCGCTCAAGAGCAAGGTGATCATCAAGCTGGACACCCTGCGACCGCCGAACTGGGCGCGCATCCGAGCCAAGTCCCGGCTGGCGCACCTAATCGAAGGCGGCACCGGCCGGCTGGGCGCGCCGGGATTCAAACACGTGGCGCGCCACTGGCCCAGCACGCCCGGTATCATGCGGGCGACCGGTCTGCCGAAAGCCGAGGCGTTCCTGGTGGCGCGCAGCATCGGCTTGCGGGGCGGCAATCCTGCGCGGCCCTTCGTGCAGCCGACCTATGTGGCCGTCAAGGGCCGCGTCGAGCAAATGGCCGAGCAGGCGGTCAAGGATGTGATCCGATGACGATGAACACGCTGGCGACCATCATCGCGGAGGTGCAAGATGTCATCGGGATCGTCACCGGCATCCGCACCGCACCGGACATCCCGCCCGAACAGATCGCCGGCGGGGGGGTCGTGGCGCTGGTCTATCCGGCCACGGGCCGATTCAGTGAGATCGCGCCGGGCCAGGAGGAAGGGCTGCACACGCTGCACCTGATGCTGGCCACGCCGTATGCCAACATGCGCACCGACTGGGCGCGCATCATCGGGCTGGGAGACACTGTGCCGCGGGCTTTGCTGGCCGCCGGCACCATGACAGCCACCATCATCCAGATCAACGAGTTGCGCTACACGTTCGGGAACCTGGAATGGGGCGGACAACCGATGTTCGGCTGGATGTTTGAGATCGACATACTACTGACAGGCAGCGTAAGCTAGGAGTGGGAGATGGCATTCACAGCATTTACCGGCAAGAGTTCCGGAACAACTGTCACGTATAGCGGCGTGACGCTGCTCGGCTGGCGCAAGATCACGATCGAGGAGAAGGGCAAACCGTTGCCGACGCCGCTGGATATCACGGACGCCGGCGATTCGGTCTATACCTTTGTCGACGACCCCTTGGGCGGCAAGACATCGGTGAGCGCCACCGTCACCGTCGAAGGCTTTCTATCGGTGAAGGACAAAGCCGATGGGGTGCTGGGTTGGCTGCAATTTGCACCGGGAACATCGGCGTCGTTGGTGGTTGATACGGGGGGGGACACGTACACCCTGGCCGCTGCGGGGTTCAAGACACTTAACACCGGCGCCGAGGTGGCGGGGATCGCACCTTACACGGCGACCTTCAGCAACAGCACCAGCGCGGGTGGTTGGACATAGGAGCATGACACATGGCGCAAACTGAATTCACCGGCAAGACGATGACCTGGACCTGGAACTCGGTGCCCAGCACAGGTCTGACGAAGGTCGATATCACCGAGAACGATGGCCCGGACGCCGAGCAGTTGGACGTGACCGTCTATGGCGATCTGGTCTATACGTTCCTGACCGATCCGCTGGGAGCGAAGGGTGACGACAAGACGACGGTCGTGGTCACCTCCTGGGCCTCCACCGCGTCGCTTGCCGACGGCGAGAACACCGCCCATGCGTTCAACGCTCCGCAGACGGGCATCTTCGACTCGGCGACTACCGCAAATGCGAACCTGTACACGCATACGACCTTGGAGCTGACCAACCGGCGCACCGAGATCCCGTTCGACGCCTATGCGACCTGTACGCTGACCTTCGAGGCCAACGCGCTGGGGGTCTGGACGGCGCCGGCATGAGATACACCAAGGGCGCCGACTGGGTGGAGCTGCAGGGCTGCGCCGATCTGCCGATGCGCACACTGGATGCCCTCTATACGGGGAGCACGACCGAGGCGTTCGATGTCGCCAGGAGCGTGGTCGCCGACTGGCACATCGTGGTGCAGGATCAGGAAGTGCCGGCCGGCGACATGCTGGGGCTGACGCTCAAGGATTGGGACTGGCTGCGCGAGCGGATACTGGAAGCGGCGCGCAATGAGGGCCTGGACCCGGAAGTCTGAGGGCGCTGTACGCCGCCGTGTTGGACCTGGCGACTACAGCGCCGTTACGGGCCTGGCGCTGGCATGAGAGGCATCGCTGGATTGAAGAACATCCGGGCTGGACGTTCGCCGACTATGACGCGGCCAGTGCCGGGGACATCCTACTGCATGGTGAATACCAGAAGATGACGCACGAGGCCGAGAGGAAGGCATTGGAGAAGATACGATCCGCCGGAGCTCCGCATGGCTAAAATCGCCATCGACCTGGAAGGCAAGGACAACGCCAGCCGGGCGTTTCAGTCGGCATCGGCGCACCTCGCCGAGCTGCGGGTGCAGATCGACGCCCTGCGCGGCAAGGGCGCCGTCAACCTGACGGTCGGCGACGCGCGCAACCTGACGCGCCTGACCGGCGAAGCCAACCGGCTGGAGAAGGCCCTGCAGGGCGTGGGTGTAGCCGGTACGCAATCCGCCAACACAGTGAGCAGCTCACTGGGCAGGCTGCAAGGCGTGCTCAGCGGGGTGGGATTGGGCGGACTGGGAGCGGTGCTCGGCGGCGCCGGGATTGCGACGGCTATTGTCGGCGTGGGCAAGCTGGCATTCAATCTCTCGAATCTGCGCGAGCAATCCGAGATGGTCGAAGCCCGCTTCCGGGCGCAAGTCGGCGGGGCGGCGGCGGCCACTGACGCCTATCGGGAGATGGAGCGCGCCCTGGGCAACATCCTGGATCGCGATGAGAAGATGCAAGCCGCCGGCCAGATCATGGGCTTGGGACTGGCCGATAACGCCAGGGACATCGCCGAACTGGCCAAACAAGCCGCCTACCTGGGCGACAAGACCCAGAGCGTGGCCGGTCGCATCGAATCGCTGACGCAGATCCTGGTCACCGGACGCACGATGGGGCTGCGTGAGTTCGGCATCTCTACCGCTGAAGTCAATGCCCGGGTGGACGAGCTGATGATGTCGACGGCCGGATTGACCGACATCGAAGCCAAGCAGATCGCCATCAAGGAGGCGCTGGCCAGTCGTCTGAGGGATTACATCGCCGAGGGCGGCAAAGCGGTCACGACGACCCAGGAATTGAGTGCGGCGGTGCGCACTCTAATCGACACCGCGGCGGACCGGATCAACATCGAGGTAGTTATCAAAGGCGCGGAACGCGTTGCGGAAGCTGCAACCGTGGCCATTGGCCCCGAGGGTGAGAGGGAACGGGCCTATGAACGGGCTTTCCAGAATTACGCCGCAGCCGTGCGAGATGTGGAATCCGCCCAACAGGGACTCAGCCAATCGATAACCCCCTGGGCCAAAACCAACGCCCAAGCCATGCTGGATGCCGCCAAGGCCAGTGAAGCCGAGGCGTTGGCGATATTGAAGGCAGCGCAAGCCGCCCAAGATGCTGCGCTCAATTCCGACCTGTATAGCCAATCACTGAACACCCTGGCCGGGACCGTAGCCGGCGTCACCAGCGCCCTCAGTGCCATGCAAGCTGAGACGCAGAAGGCCAGTGCACCCAATCTGGCCAGCAGCGCTTGGTATGGCGGCGGATCGCTGGCGTTT